TCATATTTTCGCGTTCTTGAACATTGTCCCTTTGCCGGTAAGCAACCAAACAGCACTAACTTTGTATTCCGTCACTAACGGCACCATCCATGAAACTTGAAACAGTCCGCGATCTTCGTCGGCGCGTTGTTTGTAAAAATTCCGCTTGTCGATCTCGTACGCTTCGCAATAGGTCTGTATACCTCTTATGTCCCCCCTGGCAATAAGAGCGTCAATTGTTTCAAAAAAACGATTGACAACCATTTTTGTAACCGGAGATATGTTTCTAGGCTTGCTCATAAGGCGGCAGAATTTCGTATTTAAGGCACTCCACGTCTCTTTTAAGCGCTTCAAATGCTTCAAAGGGTAAATTCCTCACCTTCGCATCATCTATCGCCGAATTTAGACGCTTAATGGCCTTGTCAATTTTTACCGTATTCGACTGGTTTGCAGTCAAATAACCTTTAAAACTCTCTTTGTAAAGCTCAATTACCATTCTAAAATAATCGTTCATATCAATGTGTATTATAAACACGCCTTTAAACAAAAAGAAAAATACTAACTATTTAACATAATTAATATTATAATTGTCGATTATTTTCTTTAAAAAGTTATTGCTTTTTGTAATAACGTTACAAAGATATATGAAATAGTTTATAAATGATTTATAAACGGTTTAGTTTAACTTTAATTAACTATATGACTGGAGAGGAACTAAAAAGCATTATTGCTAATGAAGGCTACAAACTGGCAGATATTGCTGAAGCGTTAGGCATGACACCGCAAAATTTAAACAGTCGCCTAAAGGCAAAAGTGATTCGTAAAGAGTTTTTAAATGAAATAGAACGGATTATAAAGAAAGATATTTCTTCCGTCTACCTTCAAATGGCTAATGCGGAAAATGGTAGTACTGCCGTGGCGGGGAATGGAAATACTATCAATCAGGAGACAAAACAATTTATAGAACTATTAAAAAAGAAAGATGAACAGATAGACAGACTATTAACAATTATAGAGAATATAAGCAAATGAAAACTAGTATTAAGTATTTAGCAATCTTTGCAGCCATATTATTTACTGGCTGTTCAAAAGACAACGATCAGGAAAATAGTGAATTACAAACATTATGGGTTAATGGATACACAGTAGATACCCCCAATTCTGAAAAGCAGGCCAATATGGTTACTTTCCTATTCTTTCCGGCAAATAATGGAGAAGTTTACAAAACCAAAAATCAGAAATTATCTTCATCTACGTATTACGACTATATCAAAAATGAAGAAGACGAGATATATAAAATGTTGATAGACGGAGGCAAGGCATACCTTGAAGACGGAACCGCTGTCGCCCCTGTTGCAAAGATCACAGATAGCAATCACCTTACCGGCAAACAAGTTGAGCTATCTATTCCAACGGGCAAGTATTATGTATATGCTTTTTATTATGAAAGGGGTACACATAGGAGCTATTGGAATAAATACGCGGCTAAATACTATACATTAGAGAACAGTAATAACCCCAGAACTTTAACAGTTGTTATACCTTCTGATTTTACACAAATTGGACTGATCCCTTGGTGCAATTGGGAAGATAAAATATATGAATTCTGACAAATCAAACCTAACACGCTGATTTTCAACATTAACATATAATATTAATTATGTTGAAAAACAAATTAAGACTTGAAAAAAATGTAATCATTGAAAAGAATGTCAAGGTTACAAAGAAAGTGGGCTTAAAGAGAAAGGTATCAGTTACCGATTCCCTTCTTGAAATGAAGGTAGGCGACGAGCTTTACTTTTCTGCCGCTGACGCATCAGAGAGCTACGTACGGGCTACTGCTTCTCGCCTAAAAGGCAAAGGATTGGGATCGTTTACCGTGACAAAGGTAAAAGGGAAAAAGGGCATATTCACAATTGAACGATTGAATTAACATGGAAATATGCACTTCTATCCCAATCAAAGAAGCAATTCAAAAGCTAGAGTGTATCGCCAGGGAGTACGGTCTGGCGGTTATTGAAGGAACCGAAAACGGTAACGACTATCCAGACGCTGCCGATAACCTAAGATTCATAGGCGAATTAATATTCGACATGAAATGCACGATCGAAGATAAGAAACGACAAAAAAGCAAAGTATGAAAAAAGCAAACATTTTATTCAGATTTCTATTCTGGCTTATCGAAGTAAAAAAAAACTTTTCCTCCTACGTTTTAACCCAACTAGAAATATGTAGAAGAAATAAAGAGTTTGAAAACTATCTGTCGCAAATCAAAAAGGGGCAAAAACCCCTTATTACAGGAATTTTGCCCCAGGAAATTTTCGATCAAATAAAAAATCTCACAGACGATAAGGCATACCTTGAAGCATTAAAGACTAGGATTGCGACTTGAACGGCTGATAGCGGGGTTCAGAGACATATATATCAATATCGTTCATTGATTGAGATTGCCCGGCACCTTTGTAATGATATACTACATTCATTACCGTTACATAGACAGTCGCCAAGCCGTCAAATAAAGATATAGTTTCCCCTATTCTGGGTACAACAGGAGATTTAAGGCTTGTGGTCCAAGCTCTATAATAGTCCACACCTCCGTAAACTCTCATAATGGTTAACTTATGTTCCATAATTATTGATTTAAAATTCATTGCAAACTAAGCAAATAAAGCTATGACAACAAAAGATAAATTGAAAAAATTCACCTGGACCACCGTATTTGATACGACCAACGGTTTAATGATCCATGCCTTTTCGGATCGCATTAAAGTAATCACGAATCTTCAAAATTGCGACATAAAGGTATTCAGGGACGACGAGGTTGTAAAGGAAGTGAACAACCCTTCGGTGCCCGCTTATGAAGAATTCTTGCTTCAGGTGGCTAAAAATGCCGAAGAGCTGGGCCAGTTCGGACCTAAGAGTGCCGACGGATGGTTCGCAACGTGCGAAAAATGGCCGGATGAAGGCAGGCCGGTAAATGGACGATATGACGCCTACCCTTATGAGGTAAAAACTCTTTGGAGAAAAGGACACGATTTTTATTCACATTTCGAATGTGATGTAGAATTCAGAGTTAATACTCCTGATTCTTGGAAATATGTTTATGACGAAAATTTTTAGCTTATGAAACGAGTATATTTTAAAGACCTGGGGCAAGATTTGATTCAAATGGATATAATGCACATAGGCGAAAAGCATTGGGAAGTTATGGGCGGCCAGCTTCATTTTTCCGCAAATCTATGGAAAGGAAGCTGCGTAAACGGGGATTCAATCAAAGTTGGCGGCAAAATCGAAATTTTTAATTCAGATCAAAAGCTGGCCTCCATAAAGTACCCTATCGAAAGAATAGAGGAAGTTAGCGATTCTATATATGATTTTGATTATACGTTCGCCTGTACCAGTTATGGCATAGCAATGATTGTATTCAATAGTAATACTAACAACCACGAAAGAGTAGCCAACTTCACAACGAAGATCAAAGAAGGCGAATCGGATTATGTAGCATACGCCCGGCTTATAGCACGGGCCAACAGGAAACTAGGAACTAATTTTTAATAATATGTACTTCATAACAGGAACACCGGAAGAGCTGCAAGAAGCAGCTAGTATTCTACTGAAAAGCCGACACGCATTTTCCAGGATATATAATACCAACAACGAAAACAAGCGGTTTCTTTTCGTAAGCTCAATTAAAACAATGTTTTTCGTGTCGGCTTCGGCCAATACAGAAAAGACGTATTCGTATCAGGATTGGATAGAATTGCATAAAACAATATAAAGAATGGCGAACGAAGGCATGACACTGGAAATTTTTGTAGACAAAGAATTTCGAAGAAGTTTTGACGAAATAATCAGAGACAGTAAACTTGAAATAATCAAAGAAGAAAAAACACCTACGGGGGTTGGTGACTGGGTAACAGTTCGGATAGCAACTAGCCTAGACGCCTATTTATTAGGGGTAAGTTTTGGTTTTGTTAAATATCGTAATTAAATAATCATGAGCACAATAAACAAAAATGGTTGTAGCGTATGCGCTACCGGAAGTGAGAATTATTGCACTTTCTCTACTAGACTAAGAGGCAAAAACGTAAAGATGTACCAGTACGACTTTCGTGCTGAAAATGGTAATCTTTTCTCAACTGTCGCTTTGACATTGGCAGAATGTAGAAAAAAACGCGATGAATGGCTAAATAAAAATTAATTGATATGAGTGAATATGAAGGACTTCAGAAACAACTAGACCGAATAGAGTTAAACTTACAGCACAACTTTAACAAAGATGTGCTAACGCTTGAAGAGGCGTGTTCTTATTGCGGTATCAGCAAGTCGTACATGTACAAATTGACAAGCGCGCAACAAATACCGCACTTCAAGCCACGAGATAGATTGATCTATTTTAAAAAAAGCGACCTAGAAAGCTGGTTATTGCAAAACCGGGTTTCAACCAGAAAGGAAATAGAGGCACAAGCAACATTACACATAATTAAAAACAAGAAGAAAGCATGATTAACATTCTAAACATGAGAATTTTAAACTTCAAAGGTTTAAGAGACTTATATATCAATTTCAGTGAAAAGGTTACAAACATTTGCGGGGGCAACGGTACCGGCAAAACAAGCGTAGCTGACGCCTTCACATGGTTACTTTTCGGAAAAGATTCTTTGTACCGGACCGCCTTTAATGTTAAAACATTAGACGAAAAGGGAAAAGAAATATCGCACTTAGAGCACTTAGTAGAAGCGGAACTGGACGTTAACGGCAAAACAATGAAGCTAGGCCGATCGCTGGTCGAAAAATGGAGCAAGCAAAAAGGCGAACTTGAACCGACGTATGACGGAAATACGACGAACTTCTACATAAACGAAGTCAGGGTTTCAAAAAAAGAGTTTGAAACTATGATTGATTCATTGATTCAAGAACAGACATTCAAAATGATAACAAACCCGTACTGCTTCCCTTCATTAAAAGCGGAACAACAAAAGGAAATGTTATTCAGAATGGCCGGAGAACTAACGGATCAAGACGTAGCAAAAGGAAACGAAGGTTTCACGGAGCTTTTATCGGCTATCTCCGGTACAACACTTGAAACTTATAAAAAAGAGATTGCGCAGAAGAAACGCAAATGTTCCGACGAGCTGAAAGGTATTCCTGGACGTATCGAAGAGAATAAGAATAAGCTGCCGAATAAAAAGGACTGGACCAGCATTGAAGCGGACGCGGAGGGTATCAAGTTGCGAATCACTTCCATTGACGAGCAGATCGCTGACCGATCAAAGGGGGTTGCTGAAGCGTACAAGGAAAAGGAAACTATTCAAAACAGCTTGTCCACGGCCATGATCCAGCGCAACGGGATCGTCAACAAGGTTAGAGAAGATATAAACCGGCGCAATAACGAACTGAATTCAAAAATCAACACGATTCAGTATAAGGTCGATACAATTGATCGGGATATAGAAAACAGACAAAAAACTATATCCAGCTTAAAAGAGCAGCTTGCCTTTATACCGGAACGGTTACAGTTGCTTAGGGATGAATATCGGGCTATATACGCGGAACAACTTCAGTACGATGAAACAAAGTTCGTTTGTCCTACATGTCATAGAGCTTTTGAAACGGAAGACATAGAAGCCAAGAAAGCCGAAATGTCGCAGAACTTTAATGACGATAAAGCAAACCGTATCAAGGCAAACCAGGCCAAAGGTAAAGGGCTGACCGTTCAGATCGAAGAATTAAACGGCAAAATTAATGCCGAAGAAAATGCTATTGAAGGCAAAATGTCTGAACGCTCAACGCTTATCAACGAAATAACCAAGTTAAACGCTCAGACCGAGCATAGAGCCGCCGAAGACATAGCAAAGGAAAACCAGACGTATGTCAGCCTCACGAACGAAATAACACAATTCGAAAATCAATTGAAGATCGAAGTTAAGCCGGTTGATGTTAGCGATCTGAACAGCAAAAAAAGAGAATTGTCTACACTGCTTGACGGATTGAAAGAGGCGCTTTTCGAGCGCACGGTTTACAACAATACGCTGGATCGAATAAGCGAACTGGAAGAGTTGCAAAAGGCGCAAGCGCAAGAGCTTGCAAGGCTTGAGAAGATCGAATTTACAATACTGGAATTTGAAAAGGCAAAAGATAACATGCTGGCTGAAAGAATAAACAATATGTTCCAGCTTGTAAAATTCAAATTCTTCACCGATCAGATCAAAGGGGATGGTAAAATTACTTGCGAATGCACGGTAGATGGTGTGCCCTACTCCGATCTAAATACAGCGAAGAAAGTTAACGCCGGGCTTGACATTATAAATGCTATATGCAAGCGCTACAATGTCGGTGCGCCGATCTTTATTGACAACCGAGAATCCGTAAATGAATTAATTGATACCGAATCACAAATTATTAACCTTGTTGTATCGAAAGATCAACAGCTAACAATTAATTGATATGACTGCAAATCAAACACAGAACTTGCCAACCCGATCAAAGGTTGACGTTCTAAAAAACATGCTTAACGCGGATTCTGTTTTCGAACAGTTTAAGAATGCGCTAGGTGAAAATTCAGGAATGTTTGTTGCTTCTCTCATTGATCTTTACAATGGAGATTCCAACCTACAACTTTGTGAGCCGAAAGCCGTTATTGCTGAAGCTCTAAAAGCGGCCGCTATAAAGCTGCCTATCAATAAAGCCCTGGGGCAAGCCTTTATTGTCTCCTATAAAGGAATACCTACATTCCAGATCGGTTACAAGGGAATTATTCAACTAGCGCTAAGAAGCAACCAGTATCGGAACATTAACGCCGATGTAGTATATGAAGGCGAATTGCGCAAAGTAGACAAACTGACCGGGGAAATTGCCTTCGACGGGGAAAAGAAGTCTGATAAGATCGTCGGCTACTTCTGTCATTTTGAGTTATTGAACGGCTTTAGAAAGACCCTGTATATGAGTGTCGAGAACATGGCAAAGTACGCGAAGAAATATGCGCCCAGCATACCTAAAGATGTTTCTGTTGAACGGTTGATCGCGCTAGCAAATGTAGACGCTTCTAAATCCGTAGGCTGGGTTGGTAACTTTACGAGCATGGCAATAAAAACCGTCATACGTTCCCTGATTAGCAAATACGGGTATATGTCGATAGATATGCAAAGAGCATTCGACGAAGAAGATAACGAATACCGGATACCAACACAGCAGTCTCAGCGTGAAACAACTTCTATAAATGTGGAAGACGCCAAATTTGAAGATGTTAGCCAGCAGGGGGACCAATCCACCGTACAACAGAATACAACGCAACAGCAAGCCGGAAATATCCCTGATCCGGGCTATTAATAAAAGCTATGGAATTGCATGTACTAGGTAGTGGCAGCTCTGGTAATTGTTACTTACTCAAAAGTTCAACTGGGTATCTAGTTATTGAGGCCGGGGTGAAGTTTCTGGAAGTAAAAAAAGCTATCAACTTCGATCTTTCAAACATTGTCGCTTGTATTGTTTCGCACGAACACAACGATCACGCAAAGTATTTAAAGGATTTTGTCGATTCCGGCATAAAATGTCTTGCGCTTAACGAAGTGTTCACCGCGAAAGGGATAGATGTTTCCAGCGGGTTTGTTAAGACAATCCACGTTGGCGGAGCCTATAAAGTCGGCGAGTTCAAAATTATCGCATTCCAGGCTTTCCATGACGTCCCATGCGTGGGATTTGTTATTAATCATACCGAAAGTGGTACGATCCTATTCCTTACTGATTCATACACTTGCGAAAATACCTTTCAGGGGCTTAATCACATACTGATCGAATGTAATTTCAGTGATTCGATTTTGAGTGATAACGTCGAAAAAGGCATAGTTCCAAAAGTGCTTCAATCAAGATTGTATCAATCCCACATGGGGCTATACGCTTGCAAAGAAGTATTGAATAATAATGATCTTACAGATATTAAAAATATTGTCCTCATTCACCTGTCAAACGACAATAGCCATGAAAGGCAATTCGTCGAAGAGGTCCAGCGATCAACAGGAAAGCCGGTATATGCCGCAAAAGAAGGACTGATTTTGAATCTGGATAAATTGGCATACTGATGATTGTTTTAGTAGAAAAAATAAACGGGTATTTTAATCTGAAAGATGTATTTGAATGCTTCAAAGAACTTTCCGATGGTTGGTACAAGGTCAACATAGGGAAAAGTAGAAAGAAGCACACCAACGATCAAACAGGGTGGCTATTTGGGTGTATATACCCAATGCTCATGGAAGCCCTTATTAATGAAGGTTGGGAATTTACAGATGTAGAACAGGTACATGATTTTTTCCTTGCGACATTGACGTCTCAAAAGGTAATCAACAAGCACACTGGGGAAATAATCACTTTCCCTTCTTCTACAAAGCAGATGGATACAGTTGTTTTTTCTACCTATTGCGAAAAACTAAGAGAATACGGATTGGAATATCTTCATATTGAGATACCCGATCCTGATAAAAACTGGAAAAACAAAGACAATGAAGAAGGTCCCTAATTATGTAGTTTCCGAACTTATCAGATTGTTGCCAGTACTTATAAACAATATTGAACCTGGCAGAAATACCAGGCTTATTAATACGATACGATTAATTAACAAGATTATTAACAAATTAAAGAATTGTAAAGATGTCGATCAAATTTAGAGATTTACGCGTTACTATTAACGTTCAGGCGCCCAACGTGGCAAAAGAGGTAGAAAAGAAACAACCAAAAAAGGAAATAGATAATTCTCTTCCTTCGTTGCTTTCGGTGTTATCCAACGTGGCCCTAGTTGATAAATTCTGTAACCAGAAAGAAGCCGCAAAAGGGCTTTATCCTAAAACGGACGCCCCCGATGGGGTCTATATCGTAACAGCAGACGATTATTGCATTGAACCGGAATTTTGGGGCATACACAAAGACCTAGAGTGCAACGTTGTAGGTTGTGCCATTATTGAAGGTAACAAAAGAGTTCTGATTGCTCCGGACGAACCAGAAGATGATTTGGAATACGCGTCAGAATACGACGAAATTCCTGGTTTAAAAACTCTGGATAGAGACAACGCTAAAGAAGACTGGGGCGGCTCGAATAATACTTCAATGCTTTTGTCTCACGCCAAAAGCGAAGCCGCAATGTATTGCAAAAAATACGGTATTCTTAATCGCGCTGCCGGTACCTGGCACCTTCCAGCATTAGCGGAAATGATTTTTGCACAAAAGTATATAGACCGTGTAAACGCCTGTTTTACTTTATCCGGCAAAACCCCGATTAAGTTTACAGATTGGTACTGGTCTTCTACCCAGTACTCTAGTACGTACGCGTGGCTATTGTATTGGTCTGACGGCTACGTGAGCACCAGCACTAAGGATACCACGTATCGGGTACGGGCTTTCGCCGCTTTATAATCCCTTTAACTATTCAACAATTTATCACTTGAAATATGGATAAGTATATTTTACAAAGAGAATCGCCAGAAGAAAGAGAGCGAATACTTTCGAACTCATGCGATCAGATAGAAGAAAGGTACTACACCAGAAAGTACACACAGGAAGAGGTAAACGACGCTAGGGCTGATCTGGCAGACATTTCGTTACGCATCGCCGACAAAGAAGAAGAAAAGCGGGCTATAAACGAACAATTGAAGGCCGACATGAAACCCCTAGTAGAAAGACGAACTACTATCCTAGGCCAACTCAAAGCAGGTGGCGAACGTGTAAAGGGCAACGTCTACAAAATGACCGATCCGGACAAAAACGAAGTCGGGTACTACAACGGCGAAGGCATGTTGATCGAAGAAAGGCCAATGAGGGAAGACGAAAAACAGAGAAGCGTATTTCAGATAATGAGAAATACCGGAACAGACGACTAATAGCCATAATTGCGCCTACAAGCGTGTTTATGATACACATTTATACAAATAACATGACAAAACAAGAATTAATCAAAGCGATAGCAGACACGAAAGAGGTCAATCGCCATGACGTCGAAGCCGCCGTTGAAGGCTTCATTGAAATCGTGAAAAAGGAACTTGTAGAAGGTGGGGAAGTTACGCTAAGAGGCTTCGGTACCTTCAAACCTAAATTTCGAGCTGCAAAAATAGCCCGAAATATCAAAGCTGGTGAAATGGTGAATGTGTCGGAACGTTATGTTCCAGCCTTCAAACCGGCTCAGGAATTTAAAGAAGAACTTCTAAAACTGAAAAAATAAGCAACAAAATGGAAGACGAAAAATTTAATGTAAACATCCCGGAAGGGTACGACGGAAGACCGATTGAAATTATTTTCCGTGAAGGTATAGCAGCCGATCAGCTACCAAACAAAGAACCGCAAAAAATTGAAATATCCGGTGTTATCGGTTCGCCGTTGCGTTTTCTCGAAAAGCGCGTCGATCTGCTGGATCAGAAGAAATGCAACATTCAGGTAGATCGTGAATCAATGAAAATAAAATTGACGATCAACGAATCAGATTACTACAAAGGGATCATAACGGGCGCGGTCACTTTATCGCAGGTATTCTCCGCCTTCGGCATCAATACAGGCCAAAAATGGACTCCTAACAAGTTAGGGAACTTCATAAAAATGCACCGATCCAATTTCAAGGACAAACAGGAATGGATGCTTTTAGTAGACAAACTAAAGAGCTTTAACGCAAAAGTGAATCAGAGCATCGAAAAGAAGAAAATCGAATCAGGCTCCTACTCCGATTGTATTTCCGCTGAAGTTAATTCGAATCTTCCGGCTTCCTTCCGTGTCTCTCTTCCTATATTCGTAGGTACTGAAGATACAAGTATTGAAGTTGAGTTCGACCATGAAATAGATGGAAAGGACGTGCAATTATGCCTTGTCAGCCCTGGCGCGATGGAGGTATTGGAAAGCTACCGTAATGACTGTATAGATCAAGTTCTTGAAGAAATCAAGAAAGTAGCGCCGGACATTGTGATTATCGAACTGTAATAAACCGTAAGGCGTCCATGTGGCGCCTTACATAACTCATTCCAAATATGGCAAAAAAGAACCTGTTACCTTTTAATGTCGGCGATTGGCTGAAATGCCCGGAGGTAAAAGCATTACGGCCAGACTACCGGGGGCTATGGTTTGATATGATCTGCTATATGTGGGACAGTGCGGAACGAGGCGTAATGGTAAAGCCAAACGGCGAACCTTACTCTTACGATGAAATAGTGAGAATTATAGGCTTAGATTGTGATAATTCGAATGAGTGGCTAAATATTTTGATTGACAACGGCGTCTGTTCCGTTCGCAAAGATGGCGCGATCTTTTGCCGAAGAATGGTAAAAGATGAAGCAATAAGCCTTGTGCGTAAAGAAGCTGGTAAAAAAGGCGGAAATCCGAATTTGGTTAACCAAAAGGTTAAGCAAAAGGATAACCAAACAAGCAAGCAAAATGTAAATGCCGACCCTGAAGAGGTAGTTCTTTCAAAGTTGGAAGCCGAATTCGACATTTTCAGAAAAGCATATCCAGGTACTAAAAGAGGGCTGAAAACAGAGTTTGACAACTTCAAGAAGAAACATAAAGACTATCGGGAAGTTACACCAAAGCTCATGCCGGCACTTGAAGCCCTGAAAGAGTGGAGAACAAAGGCTAAAGAGAAAGGGCTTTTTGTCCCGGAATATGCAAATCTGCAAACGTGGATCAATCAAAGAAGATGGGAAAGTGAGTTTGAAAAATTTAATGAAGATGGAAGTACGGGAATGCAAAACGTTAACCCTGGGGGAATCCCTAAAGTTAGCGCAACGACACCTAAAGACTATACGAAAGGATTTTAGCTACCCTTTGTCTACGCTGGAAGATTACGAAGCGCATTCTTCCTTAATTAAAAGGATCGGTGATAATATTATGAGCCGAGAATATAGAGCTTTCGACATAGACAAACATAACGAAAAGGTATTGAAATTCTTATTGCTATACTTCAATAATGAAAAACAGGCAGAAGGCGTTTTCTCCGAAAAGGACTATAAAATACATAAGAATTTACTTATCGTAGGTCCGCCGGGGACAGGCAAAACCCTGTTGATGCAAATCTTTTCCGAGTACTTGAAATTGACATTCAATAGCAATTATTTCTATAATCTTTCTGTTACGCAGATGATGAACTATTACAAGATCAACAATCACATTGACAGGTACACATACAATGAAGAGGCTGGCAAGGGAAGCATGGAAGGCCAGCCCTTCAATATATGTCTAAATGACATTGGATTGCAAACAGAGAATCAAAAAAGCTATGGTACAAGTCTGGATAGCGTAATAGATGAATTTCTATATGCCAGATATGAGATATACCAAAACCAGCACATAAAATATCACATGACTTCGAATCTTGACGTAGACGATTTTACCGCAAGATTTGAAAATAGGCTGATCGACAGGTTTAAGAGCTTCAACGTTATCGCCTTAACCGGAGGAAGCCGACGAGTTTAACATAAACAAATATTTGAAAATGAAACTATTATATATTGATCTATTTTGTGGTGCGGGCGGCACCAGTACCGGAGTTGAAAAAGCCCGCATGAATGGCGAGCAATGCGCCAAAGTGATCGCCTGTGTCAATCATGATGCAAAGGCCATAGCCAGCCATGCCGCGAATCACCCCGACGCACTTCATTTCGTTGAAGATATTCGCACGCTTGAATTGTCGCCGCTTGTGGCCCATGTGGAGAAAATGCGCAAAGAATACCCTGACGCCTTCGTGGTCCTATGGGCTTCTTTAGAGTGCACTAATTTCAGTCGTGCAAAAGGTGGATTACCACGCGACGCGGACAGCCGGACACTTGCAGAACACCTGTTCCGATATATAGAGGCTATCAACCCGAACTATATCCAGATCGAAAACGTTGAAGAGTTTATGAGCTGGGGCGATGTTGACGAAAAGGGTAAACCTATCAGTAAGGACCGCGGACGATTATACCAGCGCTGGATCAAAAACGTAAAAAAATACGGCTATAACTTCGATCACAAAATTCTTAATGCCGCTGATTTTGGAGCATACACAACCCGGCGCCGGTTCTTCGGAATCTTCGCCAAAAAAGGGCTGCCTATCGTTTGGCCGGAACAAACGCATTCGAAGGACGGCTGTAATACTTTATTCGGACAATTGCACAAATGGAAACCGGTTCGCGAAGTCCTAGACCTATCCGACAAAGGAGAATCTATATTTGATCGTGAAAAACCACTTGTAGATAAAACCCTAGAAAGGATTTACGCGGGGTTAATAAAGTTCGTGGCTGGTGGCCGTGAAGCATTTATGATAAAATATAATTCAATGAGCCGGACCGGTAAGTATAACGCGCCAGGGTTAGATCAGCCCTGCCCTACCGTTAGCTGTCAAAATAGAATAGGTGTAGCAAGTGTCAACTTTTTTTCCAAGCATTTTAGCGGGCATCCAGAAAGTAAAAATATTAGCATAGAAGGTCCAGCAGGAGCAATAACAACCGTAGATCATCATTCACTAGTAAGTGTATTAGTTTCCTCGTCTTTTCTTGCCGCCTATTATGGCAACGGGGATAATATTAGTCATGTTAATGCCCCATGCCCTACTATTCCGACAAAAGATCGCTTTAGCTACGTATGCCCTGAATTTATATCGTCTTACTATTCAGGTGGCGGTCAAAATTCAGATATAAACAAGCCTTGCCCGGCTGTATTATCAACACCAAAGCAAAGAATCGTCTCTTGCTTGTTTGTAGATCAACAGTACGGAAACAGCAAACCAGCATCACCGGAAAAGCCTTTAGGCTGTCTTACTGCAAACCCTAAATACAATCTTGTGAGTTGCCAGCCCTGGGTAATGAATACCAACTTCGGGAATGTCGGCAGTGGAATAAATGACCCGGCTCCAGTTATTACAGCAAACCGAAAATGGCACTACTTGCTTAATCCACAATTTACTTCCCCTGGCGGATCAATAGACAAACCGGCATTTACGCTGATCGCCAGGATGGATAAACGACCGCCATATCTCATAGAGGCCGAAACCGGACAATTCGGAATAGCGATATACGAAACAGACACACCGGCTATGATGAAAATCAAGGAATTCATGGCTATGTACAACATCGTTGATATAAAAATGAGAATGTTAAGGATAGGTGAGCTAAAGCGCATAATGGGTTTTCCATCAGACTATGTGCTTATGGGTAGCCAGGAAAAGCAAAAGAAATTCATCGGAAACGCGGTAGAAGTCAACATGTCACGCGTGTTGTGCGAAGCTCTTTGCAAAAGACTGGCCGAATTGAATATCAAACCATTAATTAAAGCAGCATGATAGACATAGTATTCATGGCAATATCATTCATTCAGTTGATAATTGTCATTCTGATATACCGAAAGGTTAAATGTCAGCAAAGTAAAATTGAAACGATCATAGCGTCAACCGAGTTGATGAAACGAAGGCAAAACGCAACCTATTACTCGCACCTCTTATCGCTTAAATGGGCTTATGTAAAGGTTGAAAACTATACACAGGCTGCCATAGTGGACCAGGCTATAAAATCACAATATGGTAAAGAACTTGAAATATAAATCATTTAGACATGAAAGGTATCTGTTTTAAAGAGTGTCTTTTCTGGAAGACCATAGAAGAAAAGAAAAGCCAGACACGCCGTATTATAGTAAGCCCAACAGGCACATTTGCGGTCCATACATTCAAAGGTAATACATTCGAGGACGTATGGACTACTGACGAAGAAGGAAGGGAGTTGCGCCCCCTATTCCCACGTTACCAGAGCGGAGAGATAGCATATCTTAAAGAGCCATACGCCGCAGTTGATGGGGAAGTGATCTACAAGTATAACAAAGATGCTGATACACCTAAGCGTGAAAGCGTAAGATGGAAAAACAAGCTCTTCATGCCGGAAAGCGCTGCCAGGCACTTTATAGAGTTTGCCAATCATACAGCCGAAAGACTGCAAAGCATATCCCCTGAAGATTGCATTAAGGAAGGCATATTCCGGCATATATCACACAACAAGGTATATTACAAAAACGGCTATGATGGGCTTATGTATGAAACCCCTGTTTGTGCGTACGCGGCATTGATTGACCGGATAAATGGCCGGGGAACATGGGAAAGTAACCCCTGGGTATGGGTATATAATTACAAACTATTTAATAACAAACAGGCATGAATAAAAAATTAAGATTATTAGTGACTTCTCAATGTCACCGAAATTGCGCACTATGCTGTAATAAATCATTCGATCTAAACAAGTTGCCGGTAGTCGAGCACTTCGATTATGAAGAAATTATGATTACGGGCGGGGAACCAGCATTAGTTTGCAAGCAGGTCCAAGAGCTTGAAATATCTATCAAAACTTTAGCCTTTGCTAAAGGAGTTAAGCCACCTAAAATATACGTATATACAGCAATGCCAGACAGGAACATGTTTATTCAAATGTTATCGCATTCAGACGGAATCGTATTGACTCTACATGACGAACACAGTCTACCGGCATTTATAGAATTGAATGATTGGTTAATAGAACATGCGTATAGAATCGTTCGATATTCTTTACGTTTGAAAATCTTTGATAAAAGCATTTTGCCTAAAGATGTCGATTTGTCCCTATGGCGTATAGAGGAAACAATGTGGATTGAAAATTGCCCGCTACCAGAGGGTGAAGACTTCAGAAGGATTAAAAGTTTGTGGTACCATTAAAAATTGAATTATGAAAGAAGTATTATCGCTAGCGTGGCTTTTATTTATGGCCGGGTTATTGTTTGGTTTATTTTCCGGTTTGCAAATACATCTGATCCCCTTTTCCATAAAATTCCCATACTGGCGGCAAGGGCTTGGTATTATGATAATATTGATAGGCTCCGTGCTTGTCGCCTCCGAATGGCACGAAAGAGGACGAAATCAAGGCTTTAACGAAGCCAAAGAAGTTATTAACAGTATTTTAAGAAAGAAGCAACATGAAAAAGAAAGCAGACATTACGAAGAATCCCGAAGACTTTGCGCAAGTAATAGCCAGGGCGAAGAAACAGGAAAAGAAGAAACACCCTCTTTGGATCGACGATAAGACAACAATACTTGTTGCGAAAAAGAACTGTAATAAGTCTTACGCTTCAAAGTATATAGAGAAGGTAAACAATTCACGTAACAATCATTAATTCAAATAAAATGGAACATATATTTTATATCATAGTTTGTGTATTGGCTTTTGTAGAGCTTGTAAAAATGCCATTAAGTAATAAATTGTATTTAAGAATGAAAGAGCTTAGAACGCTTGATAAAAAGAGTTCGATTCTCTATATGAATGCACACCCCAGCTTGTATGTCGTGTTTCTGCATGGAATTATTGCTTGGATAATAGTTATCGTTGGATTAATGAGCACGCAATGGTTCTGTTTCTTATTCATAATACTTCTTTCGTCTTCGCGGTTCGGCAGATTAGGCCCCTGGGCTACGTATATGGATAGCTTTATGTCGGCGGCTGTTTATCTCTTCGCAGTTGTAAACAAGTATCATTTGCATTTGAATATAATGGATTTAATATTAAAGTAATAGATATGGCGTGGGTGGCAGTAGATAAGGATAATACGGAAGTCGTATTCGCTCATTACCCAAAAAGAGCAAATAAGAGTGGTTATGCGTTCGGAAAAGAAGAGGAAAAAGTTATGTGGCTTGATGGCGGGGATTTTGTGATATTACCCCACGGCAGCATAAAAAAACTCATAGATAGAGAATTGAAATGGAATAATGAACCGGTAGAATTAACATAATAAAACGTACGAATATGGCACTAAACGACAATTCCCCGATGCCCTGGGGCAAACATAAGGGGCAAAAAATGGCAAATGTTCCGGCCTCATATCTAATGTGGCTTTATGATAACAACAAATGTAACGTAGAAGTCCGAGCCTATATCGAAGACAATCTCGATGCTTTAAAGGAAGAAATCAGACAGCAAATGACATGACAAGGGATCAGATCAAAAAAGGGCAAGAGATAGCTTGTAAAATCGAATGCAAGAAAGCCTATTTGAAAGAAATAGAAGAACTATTATCTCGTAGTTCCATACCTCAAATAATTGATTTTTATTATGTTGTAATAAAAATAGAGGACATAAAGGACGTGTTATTAAAATATAAGGACGAAGCGTTAAGGGAAATAGACAATTTAGAAAGTGAGTTAAGTAATTTATAATCAATTAAAAAGAGAAGTAATGAAATTAGTATTCTTTGACTTGGAAACAACCGGTACCAATCCGGGAAAACATGGTATTCACCAGATCAGCGGCGAAATAATTATTGACGGGCAAACCGTCGAGCAATTCGACTTCAAAGTACGGCCTAATCCAGCCGCACAGATCGAAGCTGACGCCTTGCAGATTGCCGGTGTAACCGAAGAACAAATAAAAGCGTACCCGCCGATGGGCGAAGTATATCAACAGTTCGTTTCAATGCTTGACAAATACGCTGATCGCTTCGACAAGAAAGATAAATTCTTTCTTGCTGGGTATAACAACGCGGCTTTCGACAACCAGTTCTTACGCGGCTTCTTCCTTCAGAATGGCGACAAGTATTTCGGATCGTGGTTCTGGTCTAATAGTATTGACGTGATGGTTCTAGCTACTCAATATCTTTTAGCCAGACGCCAGGATATGGAGAATTTCAAACAGGGGACCGTTGCAAAATACCTGGGTATAGAAGTACAAGACGAGAAGTTGCATGACGCTTTGTATGATATTCAGATATGCAAGGCTATTTACGATATAGTAACACGGTAAATCAATTGATTATGGAAAGTAAAAATACAAATTCAAGCAATGTGATTATTCCTAAATGTTGGAAAAATCGTATGAATCCCGATTTGATAGAAGCATTAAAAGAGACAGCCGAAAAAGAGCCGGAATTCACGGACGAATACGGAGATTACAAAAAGGGTGTATTCTTATATCAGGATTGCATGATTATAGTTGACCGTGAACAAGAGGTATGGGGTGTTTTAATATCAAGCATTCACCCGCTAGGGCTTCAGCAGTTGAAAGATATTCGAAAGAAATTCATTCCAGATTATTGCGTGATGGCTCATGTTCTCTCTGGACGTAATTCATTCACCAATAACAGTGATTTGTATTCGTATAACATATTCGAAATTCCCAAAAATCAAGAAAATGAAGAAGTGTGAAGTTTGCGGCGCCATAAAGGCGGAAGAGGAATTCAGTAAGTCGTACAAAAACCGTTGTAAGCCATGCGTTTCGGCAATGGCTAAGGCAAAACGCGATTTACCAAAGAATGCCGCCAGAATAAAAGAATTCTATGAAGAACCTGGCGGCATTGGGGGATCATTATTGATAGATTGGGAACAACGCCGGTTTGAACTGGCTAAATCCTGTCTACAAGCGAGACTGTCTACCAGCCTGATATTTGACGTAGAAGAACTCGTAAGGAATTGTATTAAGATGGCCGATGAAATGGTTAAACAACTTCAAGAACATGAAACCAGAAATTGTAGTAGGGATTGATACCGGCGTAAGTACCGGCATTGCCGTTTGGAATGTAAGTACACGCTGTTTCAATCAAGTAGAGACAACAAAGATACATATAGCCATGTCGGCAGTCGAGGAATTGCACCTGAATAACCCCGGAAAAGTCCTGGTTCGCGTTGAAGACGCAAGGCAAAGAACCTGGTATGATTCTTCCCATAAAAGCCGGGAAGAAGAACGAAAAAAACTTCAGGGCGTCGGATCGGTGAAACGAGACGCAGTGATCTGGGAAGACTTTCTTTCTGATCTAGGCGTAGCCTTCCAGATGGTGCACCCGAAGAATAACACGACGAAGTTATCGGCTGAAGCCTTTAAGGGGCTTACGAAGTGGAAAAAGAGAACTAGCGAACATAGTAGAGACGCCGCAATGTTGGCGTACGGGTACTAATTGCTATTATATTAAGAAAAGGCGTGTATCTTATTCACGCCTTTTACTATATTTGCATACGTATAATTTTGAAAAACAGCAACAATATGAATGTACAACTTCTATTTTTCTTTGCGCTTGGTATTATAGCGATCTACCTGCTTGCAAAGTACGTTTACCTGTTTTACCCTGTAAACCAACCGTTTGAAGGCGGAAAAGTACACCTTTATTTAAACCGTCTGTATAACAGGGAACTAACAATTACAGAGATACACGACGATTGCATCAACGCTTATGACAATATGATAAGTTTCCCGATCCATTTCCGAGGCAGATTCTATTTTGTCGGCTACCTGGAAGATGGCAGCGAAATTATATTTCTGAATAATCCACGCCTATTCAGATGGGCGAAACTGGCCGAACTACACCGAAGGGTATATGATGTACCGGACTATAAAAAATAAAGATCAAGGTATATGGAAGTAATTTACAGAAAAATAAAAGATCTTTCCCCGCTGCCGGGAAACCCCAGAACGATTACAAAAAAAGGGCTGGAGCAGATTTGTGATTCGATCACTTCGATACCAAAGTATTTCGAAGCCCGTCCGCTCATTCTTTCAAATCGTACCGGCCAGCTTGTCGTTATTGCGGGGAACCAGCGTATGAAGGCTGCAAAAAAGTTGAAAATGTCAGAAGTTCCAACCGTATTGCTCGAAGGCCTAACCGAAGAAGAAGAGAAAGAAATTATACTTCGGGATAACATCAATAACGGGGCATGGGATATGAACGCGCTTTTAAGCGGCGACTGGGACGAAATAGACTTCGATTATATAGGTCTTGAATTGCCACAATCGACTGAAGATGAATCGGCGTACACCAAAAGCGAAGAGGAAGAAGAGAACCCCGAACCCGACGAAGAAGACCCCGAAGACAAAGAAGACTTTTACCGGTCCATGCTCGAAGACTGTCTGTATGAAAGCAACAATATTTATGACGTCCCTAATCTGCTGATAGACAAACAAGCAACAAAGCTACTTCTGCCTTTTGCACCGTGGGGAGCTGACAGCCGGTTAAGGAAAGATGTTTCGACATATCATTTTTATGTTGACGACTACCGGTTCGAAGCAATTTTCAAGGACCCGGTAAAAGTCCTCACAAGTGGGGTAAAGCAGCTTGTAGAACCCAATTTATCCCTATACGATACAACCCCGACGGCGTACGGTCTTCATCTGATCTATAAAAAACGATGGATAAGTCGTTACTTCCAGGAGTGCGGAATACTGGTTTACGCCGATTTGAATGTGAGTGTCAAGTTCAGAGAGTATAACAAACTGGGAATACCTGAAGGATATAACGCATTTGCTACACGCGGCTACGCTGATCGCATCGAATACCTGAAGAATGAGCACGAGGTAGCCAGGGAAATTTCAGGCCGTGAAACGCCTAATATGATCGTCTACGGCGGTGGTGATATTATCCGTGAGTTTTGCGCGAAAAACAGCTTGATATATGTAGAACAATTCATAAATAACAAAGAAAATGGCAAAAACAAGCGGCGGTAACGTTGGACGAACTGGTGGTTTCGCTGGCGGCGATTCAAGCTACAAGGGAAAGATCGAAAATGTAAAACCTTTGTCCTCTATTAAACATAACGACGTGTTTCGGGAAATCAAGCAGGGTATCGCAAAGTATCATTCGCGCCTGGGCGTCCGGCAGAAAGATGTAAAGATAGCAACCATGAGCCCGAACGTTAATGGCGTACACGTAACGGCAGCCGGTAAGTCTTCGAACATCTACCTGAACGGAACAGTATTCAACCAGCCAAAAGCGAAGATTATTTCACGCACGCAAAGCGCATACAAAAGCGGCTGGAGCACGAAGACAAACAAGCCCATTCAACACACAATCGTACACGAATTAGCCCATGCAACGTGGAATTCGAACCTTACGTCTCCGAAAGCAGTAGCGGCAGGAAAAGAAATTAGTAAATTGCATACCGCCTGGAAGAAGGATAAATCGAAATCTGGATATGGAACCTATTCAAAAACGAATATCAATGAATTTTGGGCCGAGACGTCAGCAAAGGCCATACTAGGGAAAAGTGATAAATACACAAAGAAAGTAAAATCAATCATTAAAAAGTATAAGCTATGATTACATTAACAGACAATCAGATAGAAGTCATTAATAAGTATCTGGACGGAAAAATATCAATGTTCGGGACCAGCGAAGAAGACATGTCGACAATGAATGAAGTCATTGAAATGGCCGAAGACTTGCAAGATGAATTAGAGGCATACGAAGAAAGCGGCAACGATCTTATTCGTTGGTTCTATGGGAAGTATCAAGAACAGTCCTTGAACGGGTAAATCAACAGTGAATCAACTATGACATTTCAAAAGGGGAATAAAATAGGTCACAGGTTTACTAATACGGATCAGCCGCCAAAGGAGAAGGTAGGCAGAAAACCGGCGTTGTATAAACAATTACTAGCCGTAACCGGTAAAAAGGTCAACTTTGAATTAAGCAAGGAAGACTATCTGAAGATCATTCGTTACCTGATGGAGCGATCAAAGGATGAACTTACCCTTATTTTCAAAGATTCGAAAACACCTATCTTCATCTGCAACATAATCGGCGCTTTGTTTGCTGATACAAAATACGGACGAACAACGACGGTTGAAGCCTTGTTCGACAGGTTATTCGGAAAGGCTCTAATTGTTACAGAAAACACGGTCAAAGAAGCCGATCCGTTAGATGGAGCGACCGAGGAAGAGCTACTTCAGGAGATACAACGAATAAAAGACTCCATGAAGTAGGCTTTCTTGCGTTTAAAAGCGTGTATATAAAACACACATGAACAAATTATTAAAAAGGCAATTGCTTTTACAGCAGAGATTGTTTAAGATCAAGGCGAAGAATCGTTTTGCGGTATATCTTAATTACGATAACCCACAGTATCAAAGACAGTGGTTTCATACTCTTATTGCCGATAAATGCCAGGAGCTTTACGAAGGAAAAATTAAAAAGCTAATGATATTCGTGCCCCCACAGCACGGAAAATCAGAAATTGTTTCAAGAAAATTTCCAGCATGGGCGCTAGGCAACAACCCTAGTCTAAAAATAGCCGGTTGTTCTTATTCGGCCGACCTAGCTTGTGGTTTCAGCCGATCTATTCAGCGCACTATTGATTCCCCGGAATACAAAGACCTGTTTCCCGACACCCAACTACCCGGAAGGGGCATAAGGAGTACTGGATATACGCGTAATTTGGAAATGTTCGAAATTGTCAACTACGGCGGCTTTTATAAAGCGGTCGGCGTTACCGGCGGTTTGACTGGTACACCCGTCGATATTGGCATCATTGACGACCCGGTTAAAGACAAACTGGAGGCCTATTCAGAAACGTACAGGAATCGTGTTTGGGACTGGTATGTAGATGTATTTTTAACCCGCTTGCACAACGATTCCAAGCAGCTACTTATTATGACGCGCTGGCATGATGATGATCTGGCCGGGCGTATTCTCAAATCAGAAGGTGAAGAATGGGAAGTAATCGTTCTGCCCGCTATCAAAGAAGCGGAAGGAATGCTTGAAGACACACGAAAGATCGGTGAAGCGTTGTGGCCCGAAAAGCATTCGCTTGAAAGGCTTAGAGCTATGGAAAGACGATCTGCCAGGACTTTTGCAGCCCTTTACCAGCAACGCCCAACAGTTGAAGGCGGTAACATCATTTTATCTAAATGGTTCGGCAAAATATCGCAAGCTCAGTTCATGGCCATCAAAGGAGAAACGCCAATACATTTCATTCTCGATACCGCATACAAGGAAAAAGAAAAAGAATCAGACGGCAACGATCCAAGTGGCATTATAGCCGTGTGTCGTATTCAGCATTATTTGTACATAGTAAAAGCCACAAAGGTTTATAAAAACTTTCCCCAGCTTATCGCCTTTCTTCCTGAATGGGTCAAGGCGCATGGGTACACAAAAGAAAGCAAATTGATGATCGAACCGAAAGCAAATGGTATTTCGGTCGTACAACAGTTAAGATCGTTAACCGACCTAAATGTAACAGAAACAGAAGCCCCTACCGACAGTAAAGCTACGCGATTAAACGCCAATTCTCCACGAGTGGAGTGTGGGCGCGTGATCCTTGTAGAAGACGACTGGAATCAAAGTTTTGTCGATGAAGTGACCGGATTCCCGGCAAAGGCACATGACGAATACGTCGATGTACTCAACTACGGAATTGAAGAATTCCTTAACGACGAAATAGACATTCCAGACAACATAGAGGAACTTCTTGGTATAAACAATTTATAATTAATGAAATGGATTTGTTTAGTGTTATTTCAAATGAGGTAAAGGCAGCCTTGGGTTATAAACAAGGCTTCGATGATCTGGTAGCGGCAAACGATATTAGCCGCGCAATTGCGCTGATGGAAGATAGAGGCACAAAAGCCGTGTCGGCACTAAAAGAATACAAGGTAGACAAGCATAAGATCAATGATCGAAAAGACAAGCCTGTATTCGATAAGCACGGAAATCTGATAAGAATACAAAAGCGCTGGCGCTTACCTATCCCCTATCAGGAATACATTAACGAAGTAGCTTTGATCTTCCTGTATGGGAAGGCTGTAAAATGGACGCAAAAGACCAAAGGTACAGACGAAGCGTTTCAAAAATACAACGACTTTCTTTCTGATGTTCATTTTGATGCGAAGATCAGAGAGTGTAAGCGTATCGCCGGAGCGGAAACAGTTAGCGTTATGCTGTTTCATCTATTCCAAAAAGACGGCCATCCGGACGCCTTGATTAAAGTGCTTGCAAAAAGTCAGGGCGACGAGATTAGAACGATATTCGACCAGTACCGGCGATTACAAGTTTTAGGCTGGGGCTATTATCTGACGGAAGCAGGCGGCCAGGTGGTATATCACTTCGATATTTATACAGCCCAACATATCCACTATTGTAAACGCGGGAAAAGTGGCTGGGAGCGGCGCACAATCGTTAACCCGATCGGGAAAATACCGGCTATCGTTTTCGAACAGGAAAAAGAATGGCAGAATGTACAGCCATTGATTGAGCGTGAAGAATTTATGACTTCTGTTAATGCCGATGTTAACGACCGCTTTGCCAATCCGGCTATGGTCGCCAGCGCCGAAGTACTCAACCAGTTACCTAAAGCGGAAGAAGAAGCCAAACTCTATATACTGAAAGGTGACGGGAAAATGGAATACCTTACCTGGGACCAGGCTAGCGAAAGTAAAAAACTTGAACTTGAACATCTGGAAAAGCATATTCTTTCGAAATCATTTACGCCTGATATAGACTTCGACAACATGAAGGGCCTTTCAAATATTTCGGCTAAAGCATTACGGCAAATGATGGTACTGGCTAGTATCAAGGCGGAGCGGCATAAAGAGAAGCACGACGACTATTTAAAGCGGATCGGCAACCTTACCCGTGCGATCCTGGGAAATGTTATCGACTACGCCCATAGGGCCGAATACGAAAAACTTATTGTAAGACACGAATTCCAGGAGCCTTTCGGCGAAGACACTTCGGAAAGACTTACTGATCTAATCAAGTCATTCAATGCCGGTGGCATGAGCCTTCAGACATTCGTAGAAAACAATCCGTACATCAAGGATTCTACGGTCGAAATAGAGCGTCTGAAGCAAGATCAAGAAGAGGCCATGAAGAGGGAAAAAGAAATGAACAGAATGGATACATTCGGAGAAGCTGAATAAGATGGCGGGTAATAATAAGCCGGTACTTGTAGACTGCCGGGATTGTAGGCATTCCGGGCAAAATGGCGATCACATGATATTTTGTCATAAGATCGGTCATTATCGCGCCTGGGGCAAACGTATTTGTTGGATGTTCGAAAAGAAGCCAGTCGTATGTCAAAAAAGATAACTGATCCGGTAAAACTTCAAAAGGAGTTATTCGCCCGTACAGAGCAATACGCGGCCAATGTTCGGGCGATATACCGCGATTCTATACGAACTATCATAAAGTTGCTGGGGTGCGTAGAAATTGACGAGAAGAAGCAATTTAGGTTCTCCGATTACCCGGAAATATCCAACAAGGTAAACGAAGCCTTGCGAGGCTTGTATAGCCGTGTGTATGCGGAGATTCGCGGAGACGCAGAAAAAGAGTTTACCTACTCGAATAACAATAACGACGACCTTGTAAAAGCCTTATTCGGCAAACGAAGTATTGAAGACAATCATTTTGCTAAATACTTTCAGCGTAACAAAGAGGCGATGAATGCCTTTTTTGAACGCAAAAGCAAAGATGAAGGCTTGAACCTATCACAACGCGTATGGAAGTATGAAGGGCAATTCAGGGAAGAGTTAGAAATGACGCTTGATCTAGGTATTGGCGAAGGCTTTTCGGGTAACAAGCTGGCCTCAAAAGTTCAACAGTATCTCAACGATCCTGACCGGTTCTATCGTCGTTTCAGAATCAAAACAGGGGAAGACGAGAACGGTAATTCTGTATATGGTCGAGTATGGAAGCGTCGTATATTTGACAAGGAAAGCCAGTCGTACAAGTGGATCAATAGTAACCCTAAAAACTACAACCCTGGAACCGGCGTTTATCGTAGTAGTTACCGTAATGCTCAAAGACTAGCCCGCACTGAAACCAATATAGCATATCGTACCGCTGATTACACCAGGTGGCAACAACTAGACTTCGTTATTGGTATAGAGATTAAGACATCAAAGAATCACACCATAACCGACATTTGCGACGAGCTGGCCGGGGTTTATCCTAAAAATTTTAAATGGACCGGCTGGCACCCGAATTGCCGGTGTTATATGGTTCCGGTTCTGGCCGGGCAGGAAGATGTAAGTGAAATGATCGACAAAATGCTTGAAGAAGGTCCAGAAAGCGCAATCGAAAACCAAATAGAAGAATATCCTTCCAACTTTACCGGCTGGATCAAAGACAAGGAAGCGAAGATAACAGAGAGCAAAGTAAAAGGAACATTGCCCTATTTTATCAAAGACAATAAAACGGCTGTCAATGAAATTCTAAACCCTCTTACACCTGAACAAAAGAAGCATAAGCAACTTGTAGCCCAATACGGAGAAGAAAACGTTTCAAAGCTATACGATGCCTTTTCCGCTTTCAAAGAGAAGATAGCTGGGTTCGATATCGAAAAGCAAATAAAGAAACTTAGTTTCGAAGTTGACTGGGTTAAGCAGAACGGTAAATATGCCACTTCGCCAGAAATGGTAAAACTTCTCGAAGCTGAACTGAATAAAGTGCAAACAGTTTACGAGCACAAAGAAGCTATCAATTCAGCCAATCTGATAAGCCAGTACACCACGACAAGCAAGCCGATTAAAGCGTTGCTGGATCAAATCAAAACAGCGGTACTGGAAGACCAGCCCACCGCAACAATCAACAAGCTAGTCGAGGAAGCAACAGCGAAGATCGAAGTATTGGAAAAGGCCAAAGCTGCCAGGGAAGCAAAGAAGTTAGCTGAAAAGCTAGGCGGAGAAAAGGATATTGCATTTTTCAGCCAGGGCGACAAATACGATGTTTCATTGAACTGGTCCGCCGAAGACAAGGTAGATGTAGCAAAGCTGAATAAAAAGCTACTAGATTCCATTGCTGAAACTGGCGGAAACCTTAGAGATTACAAGGTCGTTAATGCACATAACGAGCTAGCCGCACGATTGAATGAGATCGCCGTTAAATACGTAGGGAAACAACCGGCTATCCCACATATAGACGCAATGCAAGATAAGGAAGTAGCAGAGGCAACGAAACGATATTTAAAACACAAGCATGTAGGCCAGGGCTTTTATTCTTCTGGCGGCCCGATCGGCGGAGTTTACAAAGGTGAATTTTCACAGTGTGAAATGTATGCTAAACGTATTCAGGAGGCAGGCGGCACCATTACCCCGGAAGAGTTGTCGTTGCCGTCCCGATACTGCAAAGGATCAGGCTTTATAAACAACTACCTGAAAGGACATGATTCATACGTCGAATGGAAAGACGTTCTGGAAGACTACAAGGTCGGCGTTAATGGCGTATGCGAAAAAATGCCACGTTACAACGGCTATACATACAGAGGCGTCTCTATAAGCGGAGACGCTGACAAACAGATAACCGAAGTGTTGGAATGTTTCAAGAAGGGTGAACTTTTAAAGTACGACGTCGTTACAAGTACAACAACAAGAATAACGGTCGCCGACAGCTTCGCCAGCGCGTACGCGAAAAGCGACGGCACATATTCGCCGCATATCATATTCAAAATATATGGTCGATCCGGCGTTAACGTTAAGCCTATCTCCTACTTTTCCAGCGAAGATGAAATTTTATTTCGGGCCGGTACCAAGTATAAGATTATTGACGTGCACAAGGTGACCGAAAACTTTGACATCGGAAGGAAGGGCGGCTGGACCGTAATAATGGAAGAGGTATTGTGACAAGAAAGCCCGGTAGTTTTGATTCTCCGGGCTTTTATTTATCTGTCTAAGTAGTTATTCATTCGTTGCTCAAAAGTGCCGCCAGCGTCTTCGGTTTGCTTCTGAAGGTAGCCTTTCAGGTATTCTTTGAATGGCTCTTGCATTTCCCCGGCAACCAGTCTTTCGTGGTAGTCTTTTTCAAAGCGCCACCAAAAGGCTTTGGCCGATTCTACCAGATAGGGGTTTTGTACTTCACCATCGTAGTATCTGTAATCATCAAATACATCCATTGCAATTATTTAATAAGAAACGCACTTGATCCATATTAAAAGCTAGAGGCTTCCCAGTGCATTTATACACATGATATTGAAGGTCATGGAATCGAATTCCACGGACAATCTCATAACCATACGCAGCATTAATATTGGGTTTTAAGTAATCCCACAGCGTATTACCTCCAACTATCATTACGCCATCTTTTTCTAATAGATTATTTCCATAATTACTAGGCATCCCTAACTTGGCTTTATCGCCACTCACAAAGCCGCATTCTTTCAAAACGTCTTCATTAAACAGAGCGCCTGCTAGGTCGTTTATTTCAACATTGAATTCAAATTGCTTAGATAATACTATGTTATCAGTTCCCGTGTGCTCTTTCACCTGATAAATACCAGGGCAGGCCACCCACTCCGGATTACCATTAATTGCATATCGAGTGTTTGAAAAAAGTACTAAGCTGCTCCCGTCTATCAAAGAATCTCTAAAAAGAAAAGATTTTAAGTCAAAAATAGGCATAATTTCTCTGTCATTATACATCAAAGATTGAACCTCGTGTATATATTTAACGGGGACTCTAGACTGATCTGCTTTTTCCCAATAAAAGGTATTCCCCTTCTCTAATAATACAATTTCTACTCCATTTTGGGTGATAGTTTTAAACGTGTTATTTTGATCGCTTATAAACTCTAACCATTCAAGGTTTTTTTTGTTTATCTCAAATCCTCTTATATTTTGGGGGAGAATTTTTTTGCCACGACCTACAACAATGCTCCCATCTTCCAAAACAGCAGGAACACTTATTAGCTTTTCATTGAGTGCACGCGTATTAAACTCATCGCATGAGTTTATAATAGGAGCTTCTTTAGGTATCACAACTAGACTACCTTTTTTTATTTCAAATGTATTCATAATTTATAAATTAAAAAATATATCTTTTATTTGTACGAAAATTGTCTATTACTTGTAGCATATCTTCGGGTAGTACGTTTATAATATATTGAGTTATATTTTGGGGTACACCCTTGTAGTATGCCTCTGCCAGTGATCCGGTAATAGCTGCAATTGTATCACTGTCTCCGCCGATAGAGACGGCCATCCGAATTGCGCTTTCAAAATCAACGCTTTCTTTAAAACAGATCAATGCCTGCGGTACTGTTACCTGACATGTTTCGTCAAAATTATTGTTTTTCCGAATAAAATCAACGGATTGGCACAAATTATATTCATAGACAGTCGATATATTTTCGATAACATCTGCTTTGTCTGCTCCATTCCTAAGCATGAAGATCGCATGTGCAATCGCCTGGGCACCTTTTATGCCTTCTGGGTGATCGTGTGTAACGGCTGCTGATCGCTTCGCTGCTTCCAGCACAACCGGCAAAGTATCGAAGGCCCAGGCTACCGGGCTAACCCGCATGGCGGCTCCGTTACCGAAACTGTTATAAGGCTGGGGGTCCCTGCTATTGATCCATTTGTAGAACGAAGCGCCGTAGGCACCTTTAGGGTGTGGGTACCGGCGGCACCAGTATAATAAACTCTTTTGAAAGTCGGACACGCCCGGAATGCCTTCCACGCTCAAAATTGCATCGGCAATCGCAACCGTACAAATCGTATCGTCCGTGTAAGATGATCCGGTTGTAAATAAAGGGAAGTCGGTTGTTTTTATATTGTTGAATTCGTACACTGATCCTATTGTGTCGCCTGTAATTGCTCCTATCATAATGTTTTATTTTATTGTAATTGATTGATAATGCACGGGGTTACATTCACTTTTGTATTTGTCCCCTATGGGTTGACTTCCTTTTACAGCCACCAACCCTAATGATACACTGGTTATTTACATACGGCCTTTCTTCCGTGACTTTATAATTCCATAGACCGCCTTTGCTTATGCCTAACCGATCAGGCGTGAAACTTCCATATATGGCCGCAATGGAACCAAAATAGTTATGTTTCTCTTCTTCACCGGAAGGGTTAAGCAATTCAACATGTACAACCTTCGACATATCAAAACCCCTTTATTGGAACATTAAGCAAAACTTTCTCTTCGATCTCTTCGTTCAGGTAGTCAATAGCAAGTACAGCGATTGCTCGCCCCTGTGTTGTTTTCAGTTCGTCTATGTGGGCCTTGTCTATTCCTACTAGGCGACCTCTTAATATCTCGATCGCCTTCAAATAACCTTCTTTGACCGGCGCATTCACATAGCGATTCACTCGCTTGTCTGATAGCCTTTTTTCAATCTCACATATTACATGCGCGATTTCCTCTGAATTTCTCATGCTGTCAAATATTCTATAAGTTTATTCACGTTATTAAATACCCAAATGCCTATAATACAATATCCCACGCAAGCTATTATTATAAGCGCTATGGCTATGTAGGTTATAATATTAACCATTCGATTAATATCGCGGGGCTTATTTTTTGTAGGGATAATCTCTATCATAGAACCTCTCCTTTCTTTATTACCCAGATTGGACTGTACCCTTTCCGCAATGTTATGCGGATTCCTCTCAGTACTTCTATGAGATCGCCAGACTTTCTACAATCAATGCAACACCATATTGCCAGATGTAATTTTCCTGTAAATCTTCGGTTCCCAGGAATATATATATCGGTAGAATATGATATATATTCCTGCTTAATCGTCTTAATGCCTTACGTATGCCTTTCATATACCATCTTGTATTTCTGGAATAATCATATAATGCGAAACATCTTCGTTCCTTACTATTAAATCATATACTCGCCATGCCGGAACTTCATTTTTCACTTTCGGGGCCATGTATTCAGCAAGATTATAATCCCATTGCCATTGTTCAGGATGGTTTACTTTCTTCCTTCTAATTAAACAATGGGTACCATTTTTAGGCAGTCCATCGTGAATGCTAATCCACGACAATTGTAATCTTTGCCATTCAGCGCCCGATATAAAAGCTCTATGTATTCGGCCGTAATCTGTTTGGCCAGACCCGTTTAAACACCTTTCATTATCATGAGAATAATCAATCGCTGCTGTTTCTAGTTTTTTATCCATAAGATTGCTCTTTGTTTTAATATCAGAACTACGAACTACTACATAGTATCTATTACTCATTCAAAGGATGATCTTCTATATCTCCTGTTATCCACTCGATCGCCGCCTTTACACCTTGCTCGTAACTCATTCCTGGGTACTTTGACAATCCTTCATTCTCCGATTCGGAACACTGGTTGAGCAAATCCCATATTTCTTGCTCGCTTCTTGCTATTTTCATACTTGATCTGAATTAAAATCTTCTGGAATATTCCCCAATTGCAAAGCTTTTAACTTCTGGTCTACTAAGTGATCTACACTCCATACGGCCACCGGTTGAACTTGCAAATTTTCTGCGATCTGACTTGCCACCTCTTCCGTTACCGGGTTTATGGCATAAATTGCACCCGCCGAAAGAAAACGGGTAAAGCTGGGTTGTTTACTTGTCGCGGGAACGTCAACCCGAAGCATATTCGTTCCTGCTACATTCTGCTCCGTACATTTCCCTGCTATTTGTGAATGGCCGAACAATTCGACCAGACACCATAAATCAAATTTTTCCTGTTCCATATTTGTTTTATATTAAAAAGGTTCATCGCCTGTTCTAAACTCGCTACATTGAGAATACAAGTGCACCGTTTGATACAATGGGTCATATTTTGCCCCTATCTCTTTAGCAACCCAAAGAGGAATAGTACCCAGTGTAAAACCCAAATCAAGAAAATAAGCCGGTTTGCATTTTGCATCTTCTTCACATTGCGATTTGTTCTCGTACTTGATGCACTTATCACAGTTGCGTTCGTGCCAGCATTCCGCCTCCGTACCGTTTGAAAATGGGGTTACGGGCGTATTTTTCGCAAAAGGGTTCTCATTAAATTCTGCCATAACTCAGTTCTTTTTACTTTAGAGTTAATAATTTGGATTCAGAACATTAACATCGCACTCATGGCATAAATTACAGGTCTTTGTACTGTCTCTAAAGCATCTAACCTTCGATTTTTCTTTATTCTTTTCAGCCCATTTTACACCGGCTTCAAAGCTACGTTTTACCGTTTCTGGCACATTGAGAGTAGCCTTCATTTCAAAATCAATGAGATTTTTTATTTCTTCTTCTTTCGTTTCCATGCTTCACTTGTTTTTAATTATTAATTTATTATATTTCTTATTGTCAAGACTTTTGAATGCTATTCCTCTGTTAAGACAAGGCGGAGTATTATCATCAGCAATACAAAATCCTCCAGTCCATAAATCACAATGATTACATGCGACTTGCCCAACAGGCTTATTTATTACCACAAATGGAACGTCTTTCCATTCAAAAGTATCTCCAGGCTGTTTTTCTTGCATAGCTCAGTTCTTTTACATGATAATTATTACCTTCATATTTCTTTTTAAATTATTCTATATCAATGTTGGGCTTATCATTATTCTTACGATCTTTCCCTGATTTATACTTAAAGTAATCTTCAAGTATTGCAACTACCGCTACGCATAACATCATAATTATAATCGTAGCCCAAAACCAATTACTAGCGTCCATGATTTATATTTTTTATTACTTAATCCTCTAAATTGTCCTTACCACCTAATTCAGATAATGCCTGTTCAAACTCCTTTATTTTTTTAAGGCATAATCCTTACGATAGGTGATAATGTCACGTTGCGTATAATCCATAAAAAATCGGTCTATCAAGTTCTTATAGTAAACCCGTACAGGTTCTTCGCAACAATTTAGTAAAATCACATAATCGGAATTTCTCGGATGAAAGCACAAGAATCTGTAATAATTTACTTTCCCCAATGAGCATTCAATCAATCGTTCGTCTATCTTCAATTTCTTAATATCTTCGGTAGTTAATATTGCTTTCATATCTTTTTATCCTTTAATTATTGGTGAATAATTCAAGTTGCATAGGCGTTTTCTTTGTCCGCTCATAAATTGAGCAATTCAAACGATAATGACACCTTCCGGCTTTCGCCATATTGAACCTATCTCGCCAAAGTAAGGCATATTCTTCGGTGCCTAGTTCCGCCTCTTTGTTTATAAAGCCTACCAACTTCATGCAAAAGAAGCCTCGCTCTTTTTTATTTTTCCCATCGTGAAATTCGACCAGGCCGTTACTTTGATGTTTCATGTCCCTTGATATTATGATTTGAATTCTAACTCCATTTGCTTACCGGTAGAAGGGGCAAAAATCCGCTCCTGTCTCCACCTCTTTTCTTTTATCTTAGCCAACAGGGCGCCGTCTTTCTCTGTTTCTAGCTTCGAATACTCTTCCCTTATATCGTCGTCTAATGACCGAATAATATCATACAAGCGTTCCGCCCGTTCAATATGATTCTTGTATTCTTCAAATACAGCGGGAAACGATTCGTCTTCAACCTCAATATGGCCGCCAGCCTCTTTGTCGAAGACTATGCGTTTTAACTCTTTCAGTCTAGGTTCTATGATGCGAATTGCATAGCTATAAACACCGATAAACTCGTCTTTTGCCGATTGTCTTTGAAGTTCAAAATATCTTATGTTGGCCTCATGCTTATTTTCGTAATAAACATCTGTATTTGAAGGAATATCATCTTCTTTCAAATAAGAGAGGAAGGCTTTGTATAGGATAAGTTGATCCATTATTCTTTTACGGCCTCTTTGTAATGAAAGTGCACTCGATCGGCACCGTACTTGTTTTTGCATTCACGCCGGTAGGCTTCTAAGTCGTAAACTTCTTTGACTTCGTTGTAATACTGTTGTCGCTTGCCAATTATGGCCGTTGTGCGCGTGATAATTATTTTTGCCGCCATGATTCAGTTGTCTTCGTTTGTAAATCTGTGATAGTCGCAATATCCGTTACCATTAACGTTCATACTAAAGAAGGGAACTATACGGCATTCCTTTTCATCACTAAAGCCGCAATAGTGGGTACAGTTTTCACAACACCGGGATTCGCTTCGATACCCCATTCTTAACAAGAGTTCTGCTTGGAACTCCGGACCTGATAAAGCCGGTTCGTTTTTAGCCATGTTACATGATAATTTAATCTTTATATTTTTTTAACGTGAATCATATACACGCTTACTTGCAACAAAAATAGTGTGTTGTATTAAGTAAAACAAATATTTGAATGATAATTTTTACACCCTTTTAATCGACTGCAAACCAAAACATCTAAAACACTGATATTTACAGCACATAAAAAATATTTGCGTGATTCTTATACACGTCTTTTATTTCTATATTTACCGGAAATTTAATTCACATTTGACATGAACAAAAAACTTTTTGAATCCGTAAAAGCAAAGTGTAAAGACACGGGACTTTCGGAGAAGTATCTGAAGGCGATAACCGAAAAGCTGGGTGGTAGCATTGAAGATGATTCAGCCGATGACAGCGTGATTGAAGCTGAAGCAAATCGTATCGCTGACGTAGCAAGTGACATGCAAGCAGAAGCGACAAGATGGGCTAGCAAAGCAAAAGAAAAACCGACCGAAGGCAAAACCGTAGAAGAGGGAAAAGGCAGCGGAAACGGTGGTTCTGAACAACCTGAATGGTTTAAGGCTTGGCGGGCTGAAAAAGATCAGGAAATTGAAGAACTTAAAAAAGAGAATCAAACCTACAAGGCAGAACGCGCAAAGAGCGAACGCGCTGGTACCATCAAACAATTGATGGCAAAGCATAAAATCAAAGAAGAAGATATGAAGTTCGTTACTATCCCGGACGACGCCGATCCTGAAAAATTTCTTACCGACTACAAGCAACACCTTATTACAAAAGGGCTTATGCAAGCGGATTCTGAAGGTAGTCAATCTTCAGCGGCTGAAGCTACCGAAAAGGCGGCTGACGCATTGCTGGAATCATTAACAGCAAAATAAGTGATATGAAAAAGAGAAAGCAATCATTCGGCGGACAGTGGCCCATTTATACGGGTATGCCAAACATTGTTCCTGGCGGGTTTAATCTCGACACAGAAAGTCAAAAATTTACGCCTGGGATGGTTATTCCTGGCGGCACGCTGGCAATCTATGACGAATCAACCCGGCTTGTGAAGGTATTCAAGACGGCGAAAGTAAAAGCAATCGACGCTACGAATTCAAAGGTTATCACGCTTGTAAGCAACGAAATGATCGAACCTATTTTCGTTGTAGGTGAAAGCGTTCTAAAAACTATATCGGGAACGTACGCAGATGCTCCGACAATTGCAAAGATTGAGGCTACCGGTAATGCCTATAAAATTGAGTTGTCGAAAGCGATTGAAAATTTGGCAGTAGGAGACACTATCGAACAGGTGATCGAAGTTGATTCAAATGCCGCACGCATCGGCGTCCCTAACTGCCTTGTCCTGGATAATCGCACGGTTGGCGAGTTCGAAACTGACATTGACGTTACGAACGATACAATGCAATATGCCGTATTCGAACGTCGAATACTTCCGATCCCGGCGGACCTCAAAGAAAACAATCTGTTGAAGGCAAACCCTAACATCAAACTATCACAAAGCTATTGAAAGGAGTATCTAAATGAAATCTATTTTTACAGAATTTACGGGGCTTTTCAAAAATGGCGCACCAGTTGATTTGCTGGGTCAGTGGCAAATTATGTTTGATAAGGCTTCAGAACGTGAAGTCGCCCTTTTCCAGAGAATGTATTCTGACGAATGGTGTACGTACAACGCGCCACAGCTAGGGCTTACCGTTGAAGCAATCCAGGGCAAATACAGATTGCGTTTCATGGCAACGCTGATCGGCGACGAATCCCCGACACCGCAAAGACGGTCTGACGGTTTCGATATTTGGACGCATGAAATCCCGCGTGTAGGTCATAAGTTCTTCCTCGACGCCCGTACTTATCGCAAATTGTTGTCAATCTACGAAAACAAACGCCTGAAAGACGAACAGAAGGTCAAAGAGATCGAAAAAACTCTGAAGTCAAACCTTGAAGACGCATACCTCGGATGCAAGGACGTTATGGACTTCATTCTGTTAATGGCTATGTCTAACGGCGGTGTAGCTCAATTTATCCCCGAAGTCAACAACCCTGGTGGCCGAAAATTTGAAATTGACTACGATATGCCGGAAACAAACAAGCTGAAGGCAAAAAAGAACTGGGTTGACGAAAACGCGAACGATATTGACGTGATTCTTGACCTTGCTAAAATTTGCGCGGACGCCTCCGATCGTGGCATTGAATTGGGCGAAACTCTACTGGACCAGTCGTTGCTTTTGTGGCTCCGATGTAATCCGGTCATTCGCAGAATGATTAAAGGCAATGACAAGGCGGCTTCAATTGTGACCAAAGAGGAGCTGGACGCAGAATTTGAAAAGAACGGAATTCCTAAAACGCGTGTGATCCGGCGTAAAATGGCAATCTCTAAAGATGGCGGACGGGAACCAATCGACCCGTGGAACCACAATAAGATTGTATTCAAACCGGCGGGTGTAATCGCAGAAATTCAGCCAGCTATCGAAGATAGCGAGCTGATGGAAGAACCGGACGTTACATATATGAACGCCGGTAACGGCATTCGTATCGCTAAGTGGAGAACCGGCGAAAGCACAGGGCAGAAATTTGGTGAATACACCCAGGGGTCAGCTCGTCTTATCCCGGCCATTACGGCAATCGACGCCATCATCGAATATCAGGTAAGGGGATTGAGTGAAGGGGTACAAACAACTTCCTTCAGCGCGCCGATAGACGGTTCAGCGGCTCCGGTGGCTCCGGTAACCTCAGACGGCCAAACGGCTTCTGATGCATCCACAGAAAAGGCCGACGACGGCGAAAAGGTAACGAAAGCTAGTTCAAAAACAACAGCGAAGTAATTATGACAAATTTAGAAGCTATCAAGGCCCTGTGTACACGGACTGTATCGGGCTTTTATCCTGACAGAAACGTATTAATGTTTACACTAGAGAATGCCGGTATCAACCCGGATGGTAAACTTATTCCTGGCGACGCAGAGATAGCCAAATTGGCAATCAAAGTTATTCTAGGTATGGCCGAAACAAGCCATACAGAAGGTGGTCTTTCAAGCGGATGGGATCAGGAAAAGATCGAAAAGAACATTATCGCGTTATGCAATGAATACGGACTTGATAGCTCCGAATTTGTTCAACTCTCTTCTATTACTGACGGGTCAAATTATTGGTAAGATGAAAACGAACGGAGAACTGCAATACAAGATACAACGCGGCGGAGGAATCGACGAAGATACCGGCGACAATATAAAGGTTGAATCTACATTCAGCGATCCTATCCCTTGCCAGATAATAAAAAACACGCGTAACAACAAAGGGCGGTATATCAATGGAGCTTTTACAATTCAATCTTATGAGATACTTATAGAATCACAAGAATTTAACGCGAATTGTGTAAAGCTCATAAACGATAGAGGTCGCGAGTTAGGCGTGTTTACCGTTCAGGATATAGAATATTTAGATACGGTCGGACGTGTAAAAATTAGCGTGTAATGGGATTTAAAAAGGTAACACCGAAAAACGATTTTGAAACCTTCCTGGAAAACGAGAAGGGAAAAGCGATTCAGCGGGGCATTTATGTAATGAGGTACATAGGTGAACTGTGTGTTTCCGAAGCCAGGACAAACGGTAATTACATAGACCGAACAGGCAATCTAAGAAATTCTATCGGTTATGCGGTATTGGTCGATGGCAAAATAGTTGAACAGTTCACCCAAAACACAGAAGGCGGGCAAGAAAGCGCAAAACTTATACAACAACTAAAGGGAAACTTCCAGCATGGGGTTGTACTGCTTGTTGTCGCTGGCATGAACTACGCCTCTCATGTGGAAGCGTTAAACTACGATGTTATCACTTCGGCACAATTGCTAGGTCGCAAACTAGTACCGCAAATTTTAAAGAAAACAGGTTTCGAGGTAAAATGAATAAAACAGGTGGAGAAATAGAACAGGACTTTTACACGATCGTAAAAAACAGCCCGATCGCAAAAGCTATCAAAGGCAAGGTCTATATTGACGGTTCACGCTTAATGAATGCGAAGACAGAAGATGCTGTCGTTGCTTTCATTTCTGGGTTGGGCGATCAAATACAAACCGGAGCCGTGCATCTTAATATCTATGTTCCTGCCATTGATAACGGTAGTGGCGTTTTAGTCAAAGACGGTAAACGTTGCAAGGAGCTGGAAAAGATAGCAGATCAGGCAATACGAACATTAAAACCTAGCGAATATCGTATCTACCTGCTTAACACCACCAAAACTACTAAGGTGGAAGAAACCAATTCGACAGCCGAAGGAATTAACCAGTATTGTATAAACATAAAAATTGGATTCGATTTAAAAACATTTTAATATGAACAGACCTGTTACATGGGGTAAGCCCCTGGTTGAATACGGAAAAACAGCGGAGGAAGATGCGGCACCCGCAGACTTCAAACAAATGCCCGTAATCGAAGAGAATACCGCACTATTGACAACTGTCAAAGGTAGCGCAAATGAACTCTATGGCGAAGGCCATGAATTAATAGCTCGTAAGATGCAGAAATCTTATAAGCAGTTTGCTATGAGTGTCTTCATTCCTTCTGGTGTTGAAGACCCCATCCCCGACGACGACGGCGTAATCAACGACGAATATTGTGTCAGAATGACGCCAGAAGACGATACCTTGGAAGGCTTTATTATGCGCAAATGCTCTGTTGAAGTTGAAGAGGAATGGTCGTCCGCTAAAGGCAGACAGTTGAAGTATATCTTTAGCTCTCTAAAGCCTAAAACCGGTAAGATGATTGAAAAATACACAAAGGCAGTAACGCCCGGATCATAAGCAATGAAGAGCATTGAGCAAAAAGTATCTGAAACAGTGTTGCAAAAAAAACACAACGTAGTTATCGGTGGGGCGACTTACGAGGTTGCCCCGCCTTCTATTGCAACGCTTATCCTAGTTTCCGAACTCGTAACTAAAATGCCAGATTACGAACCCGACAGGGAGTATATTCTAAGAGACGCGCTAGTCGTGGCTAAGGATTGCAAGGTGTTAGGTGAGATCGTGGCCGTCCTAGTACTGGGCGCCGATGGGCTTATACAGGAGCGAAAGGAGACTAAAACGTATTTGTTCGGAGCTATCAAAAGGGAAAAAAACGTTTCATTTGACGCAAAAGCGTGTATATCAAACACCGTACTACATCAAATGTCGCCTAAAAAAGTGAATGAAATGGTAATAGACCTTTTGGAAACAATGGAGATCGCCGATTTTTTTCAGCTTACCGCTTCCCTAAGAGAAGTAAACCTGATAAGAAGGACAAAGGAAGCGGAAAAGACGAAGACGAAAACGGAAACGATAGCATCTGGGCGGTAATCGCCGGAATGGTTAAATCTTATAATTTGACTTTTGATTATGTCCTGCATAGAATGAGCTTTGCCAACATAAGAATGTACAATGCCGTAATACCAACTTATTCATCAAAGGGCAATGATAAAGAAAAAAAGATCGAAAACGCCATAAATGGGGATGATCCCGCCAATAAGGATGCAATTAGTAAGGCAATATTTGACATAGACGAAGATGAGTAACGAAGGTGCAAGCTGGTGGGCGCTGGGACTTGACAACACAAAGTTTCAGGCGGACGCCGATAAATCAAATGCCATATTCAAGAGCATAGGCAATACCGCCGAATCTGAAGGGGCAAGAATCGACACTATTTTTAAGCGCGTAACGACGGCGGCAACCGGCTTTTTCACGCTTCAGCAAGCGACAAATTACGCAACAAAGATAGCCCAGGTAAGAGGCGAATTCCAGCAACTTGAAGTAGCATTCAATACGATGCTAAGAAGCAAAAGCAAGGCTGACGCTTTAATGTCTCAAGTTGTTGACATGACCGCTAGCTACGCCCTTTGACCTGAAGGGCGTAGCTAGCGGAGCAAAGCAACTGCTTGCGTACGGTGTGGCTTCTGAAGACGTTACCAAACGGCTTGAACAGCTTGGAAACATTGCGTCCGGGCTTTCTATTCCTTTAAATGATATTGTTTACCTGTATGGAACAACAATGGTCCAGGGGCGCTTATTCACCCAGGACGTACGTCAGTTTATGGGCCGGGGTATTCCTCTTGTGCAAGAATTAGCGAAAGAACTTGGAAAAACAGAAAACGAGATCAACGCGATGGTTACAGCCGGTAAGATCGGTTTTCCTGAAGTGCAAAGAGTACTCGACAACTTGACGAAATCGGGTGGTATGTTTTATAACCTGATGGCAGATCAGAGCAAAACTATTACCGGTCAAATATCCAATTTGGGCGATGCACTGGAAACAATGTACAATAAAATCGGAGAATCTCAGGAAGGGGTTATTTCCGATGCTATTGGCGGCGCCTCTTATCTGGTCGAGAACTACGAAGAGGTTGGCCGAACCATAACCGAACTGGTTACGGCATACGGTGCCTACAAAGCCATACTTATGACTATTTCGGCCTTAAAAAAGTCAACAACCACTATAAAGGCCACAGCCGAAGCCGAAGAACTAGCTAGACTTTTAACCGTCGAGCAAAAAGCGATAATATCAAAGCAGAACCTTACAAAAGGGTCACTTGAATATGCAACGGCTGTAAAGGCCGAAGTTAATGCCGAAATGGAAAAGCAAACGGCTTTAGCGGCAACTATAAAAACCGAAATAGAGTCTTCAAAGATTGCGCTTTCTTCAAAACAGGTGGCGTACGAAGCTGCCATGTCTCAGGCTTCAGCCGCCGAAACTCTCAGACAGACCAGGGAAAAAGAACTGGCAAACATCATATCCGTAACCCAGGCTGAAAAGGCAGCGACTATGCAAAAAGAGTTAGATATTGCAACCGAAACAGCAAGGACAACAAGAAAGAAAGCAATACTACTATTGTCGGAACAGCAAGCGGCCATAACGGCGAAGATTCAGGCCGAAGAAACAGGCGCTTCAGAAAAGAAGGTAGCAAGTCTTGAAAAAGAAATTCATACGATCAGTCGGAAGCTGGCCGCCGCAAAGCAAGAGGCATTAGCAGCAAACGAAGCAGTAGCCGCAAAACTTCGCGAGATAGCAGCGACAGATGGTTCTGTCTCTTCCAGACAGATCGAAGCCGCGCAAAAAAGGTTGAATATTGCAATATCAGCACAGGAAACGGCAGCCGAAAACTTGAATACGGCAGCTACCGAAAAGAATGCGGCGGCAAGACAGTTGAATGCAAAGCGTGCGGCCCTTGATGCGACTGTACGGAAAGCCAACACGCTTGAAACAGGATTGAACACGGCGGCCCAGGCGGCCAACGTAACTACAACCAACCTGTTGGCGACTGCAAAAACTAGGCTGACAGCGATAGCCTTAAAGCTGAATAAGGTCATTATGAATAACCCTTATACAATTGCGGCGGCGGGCGTTGCAATTTTGGGGTATGGCATATATAAGCTAGTAACATATCAGACTGAAGCCGAAAAAGCACAAGCAAAGCTAAATAAGACGATCGCCGATTCTGAAAAATCAATTGATTCAGAAAGGAACCAGATAGACGCCATGTTCGCCAGGTTGAAGGCAGCTAAAAACGGAACAGATGAATACCGGGCAGCCAAAGAAGCCATAATGAACAAATACGGCGAATATCTGAAGGGGTTAGGAGACGAAAAGAATGCGCTTGACGATCTGGCGAAAGCATATAAAACCATTACCGAAGAAGCTACGAAATCTGCCAAAGCTCGCGCGATGGAAACAGCCACGAAGGGTGCAGCGGACGATCTGGCTGAAACACAAGGTGACGCACGTTCCGAAGTTAAAAAGTTACTCGATAAAAAATTCAAAGGGCTGAAGGATAAAGACGGAGTTGCTTTGTCTGAAGTGTATTTCTGGAAGATAGAGCCAGTGCTAGAAGGCAAAGCAGAGATCACAAAAGACATAGAAGATATTGTTAACAAATTTGACGAAACCAAATACGTAGCAGGCGACACCATGCACGGGATTGGCGCCTATACGTACACCGCAAACGCTCTGAAAGAAGAGATCACTAAAACCCAAAAGGCTAGAGGCATTTTTGAAAATGTTCTTTCCGAAGCTCGTATTCAGTTCGGGGAAAACAAAAAGAAGGATGAAAAGACCACTGAAAAGCCATTCGATCCGGAAGGCAAGAAAGTTGCCGAACTTGACGATGCAATCATAAAGGAAAAGGACAAGCTAAAAGCGTACCAAAAGGCTTTAAAAGAGAATAACGGCCTTGCACAAGATGGAACAAAGGTTACAGACAAAATGGTAGCCTCACAGGAGCAATTCATTAAAACACTAAAGGACACAATGCTTGCCCGTGAAGCCGACCTGAAGATAATTCGCGAAGTTGAAGACCGAATAGACCTTCTGAAAAAAGAACAAAAGGAAACGGTTAAAGACAGTCCGGAATATAACGACTATCAAAAACGTATCGACAGTCTGACTACGAAAATTCCTTCTAAAAAAACGAAGGAAGACAAAGATTATACCAATGATTTGCGCAAAGACGCCCTAGAAAAGATTAGAGCTATGAAGGATATGGATTTTTTGATAAGACAGGCGCAAATCAACAACCAAAAGGATGGGCTAACAAAAACGCTCGAACAAAACCAGCTCAACTATGAGAAAGAAATGGACCAGATCAAGCGTCAAGAAGAAGACAAATTGATGAAAATGCAAGAATGGGAAAAAACGATCTGGAAGTCTAAAGGCGGGAAAGGCAAGTTCTCCCCTACCACAACCGAACTTCCCCAAAATGACAAGGAACAGTTTGCCGATTTGCGTAAAGAGACGGCCAATAATCTAACGTATAGCAACAAGGTTGCTATCGAAGAAATGCTTAAACAGTACCAAACTTACGCTGACAAGAGAAAGGCTATCGAAGAAAAGTTCCAAAAGGATATTAGCGCCATGAAGGACGAAAACGATAAAGCAATCAAAGAGGGACGATCGGCACCCTTTTCTAACGAAACGATCGGGCAAGCCAATAAGGATAAAAAAGACGCACTCGACGAATTGGATAACGAAATAGCTTCCCGTGAAGCCACGTTCAACGTGTGGGCTGATAAGATTGCCAACATGGGGTTAAAGCAACTAAAATCAGCTTTACAGACAGCAAAAGAGGCGCTAAATAAAGACAGCAACAAAATGACCGATAAAGAAAAGGCTGTTTTGCGTGCTCAAATAAAAGTTCTTGAAGACAAGCTAAAGGTTGCTGAAGCAAAAGACGCTAGTACGACTTCTGCCGAAAAGTCAAAAAAGAAATGGGATAATACCCTAAAAGTAATGAATGAGGTCCAGGATACAGTAGACAACATTGTGTCAAGTTTTGATGGCCTGGACGATGTTACAAAAACGGCCCTTACTTCCGCTACAAATATTGCCGGTGGCATTGTGGCGATGATTACCGGCATACAGGCCCTTTCTCTTGCCGGAGCTGAAGCAATCAAGGGGGTTGAACGTGCGTCGGTTATTCTCGCTGTCGTAGGTGCAGCCATTCAAGTAATCACTGCATTGTTTTCGCTGACTTCAAAAGCAGAGAAGGAACATCAGGAAGCCTTAAAAGAAGTGGCCGAAAACAAACTGAAAATGCAACGCGAATACAATCTACTTCTTATGGAGCAAAATCTTTTAATGAAGGAAGCGACCAGCATTTTCGGAGAAGACCAGATAGCCAAAGCAGCAAGGGCAATAGACGTATATCGGGAAGCACTGTCGGAATACCGGGAAGAGCTGAAAGGTAACGCGCCTGAAAGAAATAAGACAGAAAGTATGTTCTACAAGCTCTTAGGGGTTGACCTAGATTCGTATACGCAAAAGGTCAAGAACTATCAATCTGGCATGGGGGCATTGCTGAACGATGTACAGGTAAAAACCGGAAGCTATACAACCGGTGCTTGGTTCTGGAAAAAGCAACATGATGTTATGACGCCGGTTCTACAAGTTTATAAGGACTTGGTAGATGAAGAAGGCAACCTGAATATTGAACGCGCAAAGGCTATCATCGAAACCCAGACCATGACCGATGAAAGCAAGAACCAATTACAAGCGCTTATCGACCTTCAAGAACAGGCTAAAGAGGCCCAGGAAGAGTTAAGAAACTATTTGGAAGACACATTCGGAAGCCTGGGGCCTAGCATTATGGATTCTATTACCGAAGCAATAGAAAACAACGGAGTTAGTGCCTGGGAAAAGTTTCGAGAAAAAGGATCGGACGTTTTGGAGGACCTGGGGAAACAGATTGCATATTCACTATTCTTTTCCGACAAATTTAAAAAACTTCAGGCCGATCTTGAAAAAATATACGGGTCCGGTAAAACAGAAGAAGAAATAGCCAAAGATGCACGAAACCTTGTGGCCTCATTTTACAATACCGTAGGAACTGACATGAACAACGCTCAACAATGGATGGAAGGCTGGAAAGAGGAAGCAAAAAAGCAAGGCTTCGATCTTTGGAGTTCAACCCGCGAAGCATCTAGCAAAAGCCTCAATAGTATGGATCAGGAAACCGGAAGCGATATAGCCGGAAGGGCAACGGCTATACAAGGGCATACCTATCAAATAAACGAAGGTGTTAAAGAGCTTGTTGCCGATAGTGAAAAAATATTGGATCACCTGGCCGGGATCGAAAAGAATACCGAATGCCTGGAAGAGATAAACAACAATATCAAAGCCGTAAAAAGCGATGTAAACGATATAAATACAAAAGGAGTGACATTAAAATGAGCAAAGGCAAAACATTTATAGACGGCATAGACCTATATTCTTCTTTCGGGATATTCGTTACCGAAAGCGGACACAATGGACTTGTCAACTATCCGCCCATCAAGAACCTGGAAAGCGTAAATGACTGGCCGGAGCGAGACGGAATAGAGGTTGATTCTTCCGAAATCAAGCTGAATACAAAGGAATTTGACATTACTTTCGGTGCGATTGGCAATTACAAGGTAGGTGATTTTTTAGATATAATATCCGACGGCGCTTATCATGTATTTGACTTCAAAGAGGCCGGAAGGTCATTCACTTTGCGGCTTACGTCGCAAGTAAACAAGGCGCTATATATAGGAGCTGAAAGTTTTTCCTTAAAATTTTCTGACGACTTCCCGCTTGCTGGCTACGAATACCAGGAGCCACAATCTTCAACGGTGAATCAAAAAGGGTATGAAATCGACGCCGTCCCTTTCTCTAAATACGGGATCGTGGTCTGTGAAGGATCAGACGCGCAGATAATGAAATCACCGCCTGTAAAAAAGAACTTGCTTAGAAATATTCCTTCCGAAGACGGTGTAATGTATGACGGAGAAAAGGTTGTATTCCAGCAAAAGGAAGTAAATATAAATTGTTGCCTGATAGCAAAAGATTTGCAAGAGTTCTGGCGTAATTATTACGCTTTCCTGTACGACCTGATAAGACCGGTTGAAATTACGGAAGAAGGCATAACGAGAATAAGTAAAGAACGTAGTTTCTATTTTGATCGGAATGGCGAAGAATACCCATGTTACTATAAAAGCAACAAGGTTAGCAAGTTTTTACCGGCAGGCGGTGACGTGTGGTGCGAATTCGTACTCTCTCTGGTGTTCACATCTTTTCGCGTCGGAAAAGACGAATATTTACTTGCCGGGGAAGATGGGGAATTAATAATATCTGAAGACGGAGAATATTTTTTTGATATGCAATATTATGGCAATAGTTAAGAAAAAAGTATCGGAAACCAGAAGAGCCACAACTACAAAAGGGCTTATTATTCTGGGCGTGGAATTGTCTACAAACGACAATGTTCATGCTGACATGGAACTGTTACGCGGAAATACGGCGTCGGCGGAGTGGATCGACAAGAACCCTGGCAAAACGTATGAAGATTACATATCCTTACTGCAACAACCAGCTAAGGAGATGGCGGACGAAGGAAGGAAACAATATGTATTATTCGAAACAGCAGAAGAGGCGCGAGAACAGAACGAAGTATTGCGACAATCAAGAGAATCGAGCAGGGAAAACAACGAAATTGAACGCAAAAAGAGTGAAAACACCCGCAATGACAATGAATCTAATCGGATCGAAAACGAAGAAGCGCGACAAAACAATGAAGCTACCAGGATTAATACAGAGGGTGCCCGCATTGTGGAAGAAGAATTGCGCAAAAAAGCAGAGCAAAAAAGAGAAGACAACGAAGATGTAAGGCAGCGCCAGGAGGAACAGCGCGAGCAGGGAACAGTAGAAGCGATCCTGAATGCAGAAAAAGCAACCGACCGCCTGAATGATCTTTCCGATCACAGGGACGAAATACGCGACGGGTACTGGTGGCGTTGGAATGAAGAAACGGGCGAGTGGTATAATACTGGCGAGATCGCAAAAGGCAATTTGATGTATGCGGCATTCGACCTTGATCCTTCAACCGGGCAATTAACGATGTTCACCGACGAAGAATATACGGGGGCAAATTTTGAGATAACAGAAAAAGGTATGTTACAAGTAATTATTTAATCTCATGGCAAAAAAAATAGTAACAATTCTAGGTAAGGTCGCTTGTACTCCGTGTGGGGCATGGGCGGCTGATAAGAGCTTTGAAAGGCTTGATATAGTAGAATATATCGGCAGTAGTTTCATTTCTCTTTCAAACGACAACGACGCGCCTTTAACCGACGCGTCAAAATGGATGGTATTAGCCAGAAAGGGCGACAAAGGCGATCCGTTTGTTTATGACGATTTTACGCCTGAACAACTTGCAAAGTTAAAAGGCGACAAAGGCGATCCTTTTGTCTACGATGATTTTACATCTGAACAGATAGCCGACCTAAAGCAACCGGCGACAGAAGCGGCCCAGGAAGCAAAAAACGCAGCCGCAGAGGCTTTGAATGTCCCCAAAATCCAGGACGGGTATTTTTGGTTGTACGATGTTGAGCAAAAGAAATACGTCAAGTCGAATTCAAAGGCTACCGGAAGAAGCCCGAAAGCTATTGAGGGGATATGGTGGGAATACGACGATGAAGTTGGCGACTATGTTAGTACCAATATTTCGGCAAGCTCCGATTATGAGCTAACTAAGCCGAAAATAGAAAATGTTTTAACTGGCGATGTAGCAAGCCACAATCATGCTACGCAATTGGCGGAAGCACTTGCAAATTACGTCCGTGCCGTAGCCGGTAAACAACTATCCGCCGAAGACTTTACAACAGAGTTCAAGAACAAACTTGTTGGCTTGGAGAACTACGATGATGCCGCCGTCATTGCTTCAATTGCTGCCATCAATCAACGTATTGACACGCTACTTGGTGGTTCTGCTAGTTCGGCAATAGACACATTCCATGAGATCGAAGCATTTCTGGCTGGCATAACAGATACAAAAACCCTTACCGGATTGTTGGCTGATCTCAAAGCCGAAATAAAAGCCCTTATCCCTGCTAAATTATCGCAATTGTCAAATGACAACAACACTGTTCAGGATGCTAACTATATACATACAGATAACAACTATACTACCATCGACAAAGCGAAATTGAAAAAAATCAACTTCACCCCTACCCTGGACCATGAGCCGGGGGAAGGCGATCTGGCTTATACAGACGGAGAGGGTGAACATGTATTCCTGATCGGGGATCAGGTTCGCGTATCTGATGTAGAAAAAGGCTATGTGTTCTGGCAATTATATGATATAACAGTAGATAATAAAGCGATCTGGAAAAAGGCAGGAAGTGGCGGCGATATGCAATTGACCGAAAAACTGACTATAACGCTTACAAGTAACCAGGCCCAGCCAGACGCAAAGTTAAACGGGCTTGTCGTGCACGTTAAGTATGGAGACAATGACACGCCGTTAACATGGTCCGGTACTGCAATGACGACCGAAATTCCGATGAACATGACATATCGTATCGAGTTTCCAGCACTCGCCGGTTACGCAGCGCCGGAAACGGAAGAATATATAGCGCTTGCCGGAAACACAAGAACCGTTAACGTGTCATACAATACGACTATATTAACAATCAATGTATCAGGGAACCAAACAGACAAAAGCGATCTGAATAATTTACAGATCACATTATCAGGATCGTTTAATAAGATTCTGACTTATGCGGGTCAACCTTTAGTCATCAACGTCCCAACGGGCCAACAGTTAGTTATAACCCCAGCGCAAATAGAAGGGTATGCGACCGTAGCGGCTATAACAAAAACG